TATCCGGCCCAATCTGTAGTTGCCACGGCGTATCCCACCACTTCGCCGTCACCTCTAGCCCATCCGGGGCCCATCTTTTTAAGGTTCGGGTCTTTGGTTTCCACGTCGATAGCGATTGTTTTGGCGTGTGTTAGGTCTGGCAGTTCGTGTGGCGGCACCCATTCGGATAAAAGGGACGCGCTGCCTACTGTTAGATTACTCACTTTTTTCTCCCGAAAAAGACCCACCGATTGCGCTGTATCCGCACTTGTCGATCCATGAGTCTTCATGGTCTAGGGTGTTTAGTAGTCTTGCTGTTTTAACCCAATCCATCATAAGCGCAACGTGCTGCGCGGTTAGGTATCCATGCGAGGCTATTGCCCCGTTTAGAATTACGTTCCACCCTGTGGCGATACGGTCAAAGTTTTCGAGCGCGTCACCGTAGTCTTTTGCACGGTTGCCTGTCACTAACTCTGCACTTTTTTTTAAAATTTCTTCTTTTTTCATGTATTTACGTCTTCCCATTGATTTACTTCTGCGTAAAAGTTCCCCGTGCCGCGACTTTTGCACACTTGAGCGTTAATCCACTCTGAGTCACCGCTTGTTAAAAGCCAATCAATTAGTTCTACGCGGTTAATATTTAAAGTGAACATCACCCATTCAGGAGAGTTTTCTTGCGGGGCTTTTGTGTACAGTCCTTTTACAAACAACTTTTCTTTACGTTTCTTTTTACGTCGTTTAATACCTAGTTCCGCGGCTAGTTTATCCGCCTTTGCCTTACACGCTTGAGCTTCTGCGGGGGAGCAGGCAGGGTCCATTGCCTTTTTTAAAAGGTTTTCTAATCTTTCGTAAGCTTCTCTTCGATTAATCATTGAGGAGGTCCAATCCTTTGCTGGTTGTTCGCTCCTGAACCGTTCTTATAAGCGTTCTAGCTTTTGGTTCAAACTTCAACTGTCCGTGCTCAGTGCCTTGAACACGGTAGCCCGCAAGGCTGGCTTGTTTTTTCATTTTTCGAATAGCTTTGGCTTCTAACTGACGCACTCTCTCCCTTGAAACGCCGAATATTCGGGCAGTCTCGTCTAAAGTATGGCCTACCGCAAAACGCATTGCCAAGCACTGCCGTTCTCTGGGGGTCAGTGTTTTAGATAACGTAGATATAGCACTTATTTGAGACAAAGATTTTTCGGAAGTTCCGTCTTGAATTATTTTTTTAACACTGTCTAAACCAACTTCTGTTTCAGATGTTGATCTGGCTAATTTTAACTCACGAAGGTGGTCAGGCCATAAGTACTCGGGTTCTTTACCAACCATTGCTGCAACGTCCAAGGCTAAATCTGTCCAACCGTTTTTGTTAAAGGGCTTTACCGTCATGGTAACCAAACTGTTTACTCTGGATTGATGAAGGTGACATTTACGGGCTAAATCAGCCACTGAATCGTAACGAGCCCTAATTTCTTTTAACAACCTGCCGTTTCTAACCGATATTTTAATGTTGAAATCTTCGCTCATTCGTAAACCTTTCCATCGGGGGAAACTCCCCCATTTTCTGTTTCAGGCAAATAAACCAGAAAAAACGACTGACAGTTGGGGCAGCTAAGATTAGTGACCATAATGAACTCTTCATTATCTTCACAATCGTGATCCCCGCCCCAAATTAATTCTGTCCCACAGTGCCAACAGTTCATATGTCATAACTCCTGTTTAAGTCTTCACCTTCGATAATAAACAAACGCTCTCGGGTCCGCGTGACGGCAACGTAGAACACGCGGTGCATATCGTCGGGTCTTTCGGTCATATCCCTTTGAGCCGCTGCGCTAATGTCCGAGAACACTACAACGTTGTCGGCTTCTCCACCTTTAGTGCCGTGGATCGTGGACACTATGATACGGGGCGTCCCGTTAAATCGTTCTCCGCGTCGAAGCAGAGCGATTATATATGCCCTGTCTCTTTCCGGCAGACGGTCCATAGCTTCATGCCAAAGCATATCTTTTGTTGCGAGTAGCCCGTGGTTAACATTTAGGTCTTGCATGTTAACCATCTCGGCGTCTTCCAAACCTTTGAGGCGCTTGAAGCCCTTTTTTATTCTTTGGCAAGAGTTGATAGAATCCTTAGCGGACATGTACTCATAGATGTTCCGCGCTGTTTGCCCTGTAACGCTTTCACCCTTACGCAGTTGCTCCCACCCGTTTACCGCGTCACTGATCTTAGCGGAGATGGACCGTGAGCCGCGATATTCGAACAGGTAACCGAAGGACTTTAGGTACTGCGCCACGGGTTCTAGCATATATCCGGCTTGCGCCATTATGAGCCAAGAGCCTTCTGACAGGTCAATGTCCATGATATCTCGGTAGTATCCAACTTCGCCCATTTCTTGTCTTGGTTCGTAGTTCTTTACGACGCGCCGTTGAATGCGTTTGACTATGCCTTCTGCCACTTTGTGTACGCTGTATGGAATGCGATAGGATTGGCTTAATGTATCTGATCCGCCTTCGAGGTTTATGAAAGCGTCCACGTCGGCTCCGGCCCAACGGTAGATAGCTTGGTCATCGTCACCCGCAACATACATTCGTTTGGAGCGTTCATCTAACAGGTGGGCAATATCCCACTGCATTGGAGAGAGGTCTTGCGCCTCGTCCACAAAACAGAGTTCGAAGTTTGGACAGAAGTTGGAGCCTTCTATTACAAAATTCTCCAGCATGTCTGTGAAGTCAAATTTGTGCCGCACCTGTTTGTATCGCCCAAGGCAGCTATCGACGTAATTTATCTCATTCCATGTAAGATGTGTGTCGCTCATGTCGTATTGTTTACGCAGAGGCACTTTTCTAAGACGCGCCAGATTTATCAACCCTAAGATTGGATCAGACGCTTTCATCATGTCTGGCAGATCGTCATCAAAATTAACGCTTTTGGTGGTTACGAGATGTACGCCCATACCCTCAGATAGTTCACGGTAGTCCGACGGCTGCATTACTTGTTCGGGGCTTATGTCCGACAGTGACAACGCTAGACTGTGAATAGTGCGAAAGAAGTACAGGTCCTTTTTCGGGTCCAGCTTAAACCGTGCAGCGGCGCGTTCTTTAGCTTCTTCTGCGGCTTTTCTGGTAAAAGCTAAGAAAGCAATCTTGGTTGGCTCTACTCCGCTTTGCAGGGCGTCATCAACCTTATTGAGTAGTGTTGTTGTCTTCCCCGTCCCCGGAGGTCCGAATATCCGATACATTGTTTGTCTCCCGAGTGTATATCTGATGTACCCGCTGCTTGGTTATCCCAAACCATTTAGCAACAGCGGTCTTGGTCACTTTCTGTTCGTCAATCAGACGGACAATTTCTTTGTTCCGCATTTCTTTTAATACGTTGTCAGTCAAAACGGACTCTCCTGCGCTTGAAACTGTGGTGTACTTAATTCTATATCACCGTTTTCAAATGCTGGCACCTTCCATAGACGTACCACGCGACCTTTTATTCTAAGCAAGCAGCTTTCTCCTGTCACCTCGCGCAGACGTTGGGCAATCTTGTGGGACTTATATTCAAAGAACTTGTTCTTCTTTAAAAACCCTTCGAAGTCCTTGAGCCTGAAATATGTGTAACCCTCTTCCTCATCGGTCCACGGACGGCGAAGCAGTATTTCTTCCCTGTCTTTGGCCTGTTGCATGTGGCTACAGAACTCTTCTAGGAAGTCGTAGAACTGACCACCCACTGAGGCGTCAACGGACACTTCTATTATGGCGCTTTGGTTTTCGGTCATTTCACGCATCATCGCGCTGATCCGCGCTTCCCACTGTGCTTTAGCAACGCTTCGCGGCATGAAGTTAATCTGCTCCATACAGGCTTTTTGAAATAAGGTTTGGTTCATCAGGCCGTCAGTATCCAGTTCGACAGGTTCACTGTTTACGTCCATAAACCACACGGGCGGTGTTGAGTTGTACTTACGCAGGTTACCCACAGCGGCATTTTGAGCCGCGGCACCGATACCAAACTTCATGGTCTGGCACAGTTCTTTGTTGCAGTGCGCGTTGATGGGCGCATCAGAACATTTGTACGAGTAATCCTTTTTGCCCACTTGCTTTGCAACGACGTTTACTTCTGGCAGCGGCAAGGGCGGGTCTAAAAACTGGGTGTTATATGTCAGTATCTCTGTCTCCCAGCTATCGGGAAACGCTTTGCGTAGATAAATTCCTATGTTGTACAGGCCGTTGTTTCTTCCGCCTTCGCTGATCAAAACCTTGGTGAGGTGCTGTAGGCAAGGCGGTCCGTCGGCAAGCGGTCCTTTAACCTGCGCGTCAGTCATTTGAAGTTTGACTATCTCCTCCGGCGTCTGCACATGCGCCTCGTACAAGGCGAAGAACTCTTCAAGCGTTGCTGACGTGCCATCATCCAGAATGCCGTATCTCAAGCCGTCCTCTGCGTCGTAGTAAGGTAGGTTTAGAAAGTTACCTACGTCTCCGCGGTCCAAGTGCAGTTTTACTTGTTTTGGAAATATCTCACTACCGCCATACCCGAGGGCCGCGGACAGGTGTGTCAGGACCTTCTGCATTTCCTTTGCTTCGATCCATTCCTTACAGAAAAGAAAGCAGTGTGCGCCGCCGGACTTTGATCGACAGACAACCAAGGGCAGCTTCATGGCCCGTATTTTTTCTATAAGTACTTTGTGGTCTAGCGGGTACTGGTCAACGTCAATGCAGCCCCACTTGCAGCAATTATCCTCGTTAATCGGGATGATGCCTACAGCGGTGCCTTTGCCGGACAGGTGACCCTTCCAGAGTTTCGAGGTCCGCGGTTCCTTAATGATACTAGCCTTGCCAGTATTTTTACCGTTGGACTGAGTTTTTTCAACTTTGTACGTGCCGTAAGCCTGTTTCAAACCATCAAAGATGGCGGAAAACTTATCTACTGACATGGGGTCTTCCTTTGGGAAAGCGGGCCGCAGCATCAGCTACGGCCCTTGTGAAACTAGAACGGTACTTCGTCTGGGTTGAAGTCAGGCTTTGACGCCTCTTCACTTTGGTGTTTCACAACCACGTCCCCTGAAGCGATGCTTGCACGGAACTCACGGGCTCTGTTGTAGATGCCCTTGTCTTCTACGGGGCCAATGCGGGACATGTCCCAATTATGCCATTTGCCCTTACTGTTTTCTTCACTGACGGACTTTAGCAAATATACAGAGCTAAACCGCGGCGGTGTGAAGGGACCGTTCTTGCCGTTCATGGTGATTGAACTCATCATGGAGTTCCACTTACGGCTTTTCTTGAGGCCCGTGCTTTTCATTGCAATGAGCGCCGTTTCCGCAGAGCCGTCTTCGTTAAGAACGATTACGAAGTGTTGGTGCGTTTCTTCGATGTACGAGCCATCACCCCCGACAACCATGTCTTTATTGGTTTCACGGTCCCGCTCGAACGGGGGCAGTTTGTCTGTCGGTTCGAACACCGCGATAGGAGCGCCTGAACCAGCGCCTCTGGGTGCCCACTGGATAAACCTGCGCTGATAGACGCACGGTATCACCTTAACGCCGTCTGCGCCCTTGTGGACGGTCTGAGAGACGGTGTTGTAGATATCACCCTTCTTGCCCTCAAAGTCAGGGTCATCTAACAGGCTGTCGAGCCCGCTAATCAGTTTAAGGAACGGCAGCGCCAGATCGTCTTGGCCCATATCCGATACGCCAACTCCGGCGTCCGCTTCAAACATACTTTGGTCAAACTCAACCATTTCTGTTTTCTCTGTCTTCTTAACTGCACCCATTATTTTGCTCCCCTAATAATGGCTCGTTGCCCAACGTAGGCTCCGAATAGTGTGTGCGGGAAGTCTTCCCCCGTTTCGATGCGCTCTTTAACAAACGCTTTCAGTGTACTCGAATGAATACTTTCGTTCTGGTCTGCCGGATAACCTTGCTGAGATGCGAACGCGTGGAACGCACTGGCTTGGTCATCCTCACCTCTGCCAAACTGGCAAGAGATAACGTTCTTAATAATGTCATCAAACCCGTTTTCGCGCAGCCATTCGTATGCTGCCGGACGGTCTTTGACGAGGATGCTGGCCCCGTAGGTCGGCTTGACTTCTACTGTACTGCCGTCATCCAAAGAGAACTTAGACAGCCCTAAGTCCGCCATAGTCGAGGGTAGGTCCTCGTCTGTCAGCTTCAGTAGTGCTTGCTTTTCGTCTTTAAGTTCCCGATCAAGGCGCTCAACTTTATCTTGTTGATACTTGATCTTTCTAGCTAGACCAGCCACAGTGTCTAAACCTGCGTTGTCCAGCGTTTCGACAGAAGAGAGAGTTTTCTCAAAGTCCTCTTCCATCATGCCTAAAATATCGTTCATCTAGTACTCCTGTTTAAAAGACCCTTTTTACGGCCTTGACAAACACCTATATACATATAAGATATCAGGCAGTCAACCCCGTAGGAGAACAAATGTTGGAACAGATAGATTATGATTTTAAGACGCAGCCCTTCAACCATCAGCGTGACGCACTAGAAGAGTCTTGGTACAAAACGTACCACGCGTACTTTATGGAAATGGGCACGGGAAAATCCAAAGTCGCCATAGATAATATAGGTGTACTATATATAGAAGGTGACCTAAACGCGGCACTAATTGTAGCGCCCAAGGGTGTCTACGACAACTGGGTGCAGGGCGAAATACCCGCGCACTTGCCAGACAATATAAAGCGCAAAGTTATGCGGTGGACGCCCGCCACATCCAAACGCTACTCCGAGGAACTGGATACGTTTATTGATGACCCGTTTGACGGACTAAAACTTTTTGTAATGAACGTTGAAGCGTTCTCATCGCCCCGAGGTACGCGGGCCGCGGGACGTTTTCTGGTAGCCAATCCCGAGAACATGGCTGTTGTTGATGAAAGCACCACGATAAAAAACCGCAACGCCCAGCGTACCAAGAACCTGATGGCGTTAAACCCATACATTAAGTACAGGCGCATTCTGACAGGCTCTCCGATTACAAAGTCACCGTTGGACCTCTACAGTCAGTGCAGGTTCCTTGATCCGAGTTCTTTGGGCTTTGCCAGCTTCTACGCGTTCCAGAGCCGCTACGCGATTACGCAGAAGCGTGTAATGGGTTCGCGCAGCTTTCAGGAGATAACGGGATACCGTAGGTTGGACGAACTAAACGAGCGTCTGTTGGGGTTCAGCACCCGCACGTTAAAGCAGGATTGTTTGGATTTACCTGAGAAACTGTACATAAAGCGCCGCGTTCCGTTGACCACGGAGCAAAGCAGGGTGTACGATCAGATGAAGTCATTGGCTTTGGCGCATCTTAACGATGACAACATTGCCACGACAACCAGTGTTCTGACACAGATCATGCGGCTCCAACAGATATGCTGCGGATCGTTTCAGCCTGACGTGGGGGATTTACAGGAACTAAAGAACAACCGTCTGCCAGAGTTAATGGATATAACAGACGAGCTTTCGGGGAAGGCTATCATTTGGGCGACGTACACTAACGACCTCCAACGGATAGCACATGCCCTGCGCGACCGTTTCGGGCCCGATTCGGTCGCAACTTATTACGGTGAGACGCCGCAGGACCGCAGACAGGAAATTGTTGAGGAGTTCCAAGACCCCGACAGCCCGCTGCGGTTCTTTGTGGGACAGCCCAAGACGGGCGGCTACGGTATTACTCTGACTGCAGCTAACACTGTGATCTACTACAGCAACAGCTACGATCTGGAGATACGCTTACAGAGTGAGGACAGGGCGCACCGGATTGGTCAAACTAAAGCGGTGACGTACATTGACCTCGTTTCCCCCGATACCATAGACGAGAAAGTTCTGGACGCTTTGCGGTCCAAGGTAAGTCTCGCGGGCAAAGTACTGGGTGAAGAAGTCAAAGGGTGGTTAAGTTAGACGACCGTGTCTTTGAGGGTAGGTCGAACGGTAAAAATTGGTTTTCTGGACGGTTTAAACTTGTCAAAGAAACCCTGTATTTTTTCTTCCATTGAACGCGGTTGCCGATAAGGTTCTGCGTCCCCCTCTTTTGGTGCGAAGCGTTCTCTTCTAATCATTTCGCTCTCGGTAAGCCCTGCGTCAGGAAACATGTTTTCAGGGCTGTACTTTTCATACAGGTCGCGCTCTTCTTCTGTAGGGGGTAATTCTTCTTGTACTTGCTCCACTACCCTGTCCATGACCGCGGGGTCTTGAATAGACATGATACCTTGGGGTCTAAGTTGGGGACGCAGGGACGTTGTAACTCCCTTATCTCCTAAAAACTCAGGGCGAAGTCTCGGACGAACAAGTTCTGGTTCGGGCTGTTCGTACATTGCCATCATCTGACTAGCGGCTTCAGGTCTGTTAGAAAATTGAGACAATTCTAACGGGTTGCTTGGATCAAAGTTTTGGTACGCTGCGGTAACCTTTATAGGATATTGCACGGCCTCTTGGTCTAAAGGATTATTTTCAGGGTCTTCTTCAAAGGCTTGATAGTTACCAACTCCCGCGTTGTATTTTTGCAGAGCTTGCAAGATATCTCCGCCTGAATCTCGTATCATTGCCTGTAAATATTTAGTACCAAACTCTACGTTAATTTCTGGATCAAAGAGCAGAGCCCGTGCGTTTTCTACAGTGCGCTCATCCCTAAAACCCATAAGTCTTTCAGCTATGTCAAATACGTTTTCAGCACCATATTTCTCATATCCGGGTTGAGCCGCCGTAGTGGGCAGGATTTGCATCAGACCAATCGCACCATCCTCGCTTACAGCACGGGAATCAAAATTACTTTCTACTTTCTGTACTGCTTGCACTAAAAGCTTAAAGTTCGGATCGCCACCCTCCTGCATATAAACAGGTCCGCCGTCCGCGAACTGTTGATAAGCGCCAATGCCCTGCGGGTCCGGTCCGCGTGTCGGGGGCGGTCCCATCGCTTCACCGCCGCTGGCAAGTTGCTGATAAGCGCCAATGCCCCGCGGTCCGCGGAACATGTTTCTCGCTGTCTCGTTCAGGGTTCCAATTCCGCGCATCACGGGACCTCCTTGGGCAAATTGTTTAACCGCACTTTTATCAAAAACTCCAATGTGAAAGTCGTCATCTGATCCGCCTTTAACACCCGTGAACCCTGCCGCCCGCATAAAATCAGATAAATTTGTCCTGTCTGTAGACATAGACTCGTAACGAAGACCCCACGTTACTGACTTTATATCATCAAACAGTTTACTTGAATCATTAAAGTCAAACGTTTTAGTTTCTTTAATGGGACCTTCTTCCCCCGCACGTCTACGGCGGTTGTACTCAACAAGAGCCGTGTTTGTGTCCGCGTCATACTCAACCTTAAAGGTCTTTCCGGTGGCGTCTTCCAAGGAGTTTAACACCGAAAGTGTCCCTAAAACACGTTCTTTTGCAACGGGAATTTTTTTCCCCGCCTGTAAAAAATCAGTTGTGTCTAAGTCAGCTTCTATGATTCTACTGTTAGGATTTAAACGGGACGGATAATCGCTACTTTCGCTAAAGTAAGCCGCTTGACCAAAGTTTCCTGTCGGTAAACCCCGTTCAGGGTCTATTTCGTCAAAGTCCTTTCGAGTAGAGTGAAAGCCTCTAATTATGTTTCCACCACCAGAACCTACGGCACTGGGGTCTATGCGACCACCTCGCAAAATCGCAGCGCCTGTTCCGCCAGAAGCAACCATCTGTGCTACCTGCATTGCAGACATAGGGTCGCCTTGAGCTACGCGATTATACAGCGCCTCTAAGCCTTCCGCGCCTGACTCCGCCACAGCTTGAGGGTTGTTGTATAAAGATTTGGCAAACGCTCCAATACCTTGAACGGTGTCAGAAACGCCTTCGCCTAAGCGGTTAACGCCATGTTGAAGTATGCCAACAGGTAAGCTAGTTTTGCCGCTTTTAACACTGTCCCGCAAGGCTTCACGCCGCTCGTTGCGGTAGTCTTGCTCAAACTGATCCATGTTAAACTTAGCCATAGCCTAAACCCTAACCAAAAAGACTCGTGGGTGTGTTTCTATTTTTAAACATTTCCAAAAGTTCTTCAAAAGTGTATTGAGTTTCGTTGTTTGGATTAACGCCCGAATACATCTGTCCGACAAACCCTGTTCTGGAGGGCACTACAACGTTATCCGCGTATTGAATGTTTCCGGAGGGCCTTCCGCTAGTGATAGGGGTTGCCGGTTGTACCGAGTTGGTTGACGCGGTTGTTGAACTACCCACAGGAGAAATTGCGCCATTAGCAATGCCTAAGTCTCTCCCGCCGTAAGTGCCTTGCCGCAAATTAGCGTCGTCATTCCCGCCATAGTAGGCTTGGTCTAGTGCGTTCCTCTCCAAGGTCCTGTCGGTTCGGTTCCGTAAAGCTTGCTGATTTACGCCAAAATCTAGGCCTATTAAAGATTTAAAATCAGCAGACATTTTCTCAAGTAAGCTTTTTTCAGCGAAAGCAGCCTCTGCTGCCGCCGTCGCTTCCGCTGCCGCTTTGGCCCGCGCCGCGGCAGAAATGTTTGCGTTAGACTGTTGAACACTGGTGAGTGTTTTAGGTGTTACTCCGCTGGGGTTATCACCCGCACCGCCCCCTGTAATAGCATTGTGGATGCTGTTGTAAGCCCTATCTAGGTTACCACCGCTGCCAAGACCGCTGCCCGCAGTAACACCCATTGCTTTACCGAGATCGCTGTCTTCAAACTTTTCTCCCGTAATATTTTCATATAAACCATAAACGGGAATACCGTCTGGTCCGGGAATACCCGCCCCGCCCATTTTACGCAGCATTAGCTCTTCGGCTGGATTAATGTAAGCCAGCATGTGAGGCTGATCCATTAACTGCGCACGTCGTGGCACCATATTGGCAAATTCGCTGTTCTGGCGAGGTATGGACGCTATGCCCTGTTGCATTCTGTTCATCGGAATAGTCCTCCTATGCCTGATCGCATCTCGCCGCCACGGGCCGCGAAGGTTATGTCGTTAGGGAAAAGCTGACGCGCTTTGTTAATGTCAATGCTACTTATTCCGCCAGACTGCGGTCTTTGTGCCGCGCTACCAGCGGAGTCAACAGAAGCCGTCTGGACTCCGCTGGGCACCGGAGAAGGGGCTGGGAGGACTCCCCTACTCGGTAGTTGTAAGGATGCTTTCTTTTCGACAGTAGGCTGCACTGGATCAGCGCGAGGAACAGGGAACTCTTTGAAGAACTGATCCGGTTTGGTTGCAGGCTTGTCTTCCGGCCTGTCAGCAACGGCGGCTCTTCTAGGAAGAGTTACAAAACCGTTTGTTGATAGCCATTGTTTGACGGAGTTAACCACGCCTGTTGTTGAAGCGTCGGTGTTACCGTATGTTCGCATCATTTTAGCTAGCAACTTTGGGTCTTGAAGTAGCTTTGAAGTAAAGAGCAATCGGCTAGCGGCAGGCATTCTTAAAAAAATGTTCCGCATAGCTTCCGCGCCTTTGCCCGCCGCGATAATAGACCCCGGACCGCCTTGACCACCCGTAAGGAAGGACTGACTTTTTGTACCAATTGCAGAACCAGAAATGCCCAAAGCAAAATCTAGGATTGGTTTTGCAGACTCAAAGTCCGCTACAAGGTTTCCGGCTTGATCCGCTGATTTAACTTTAATCATCTGTTCTAAAGCGTTTTTTGCAGTAGCCACGTCCCCGTCGTTGAATATCCCTTTAGACTTCAACAGTTCCGCCATAGTGGTGAACTTTGTGCCGCCAGAACGCATTGCATCCCGTTTTCCAGAAAGCAAAACCTTGTCTGTAAACAGTTGTTTGTAAACCTTTGTAGGATTAAACTCCGGCGAACTTTTTAAAGTAGGTTGTCCTTGTACCAAATACTCAAAAACAGACGCCTTTAAACCCGCCATAGCTTTTTCACGGTCCACCTCTAACACTCTTTTGGTTAATTGTGACCCACTTCGAGCGTCTTTAGCCGCAACGGCATCTTTGTAATTAAAATAAGTGTGTTCTAAGCCTCCTAAATCCTCGGGTTCTTTAACAATGTAAACTACTTTTTTGTCTACCTGACCCGCTTTAGGGATAACTTCAAGTATTCTATCTAAGTTTTCTACTTGATCTTTTCCCGCGGCAAACACTTCACCAACTACGTCGGTAGGATTAGTTCGTATTTCTCCGTTAGGACCCTTTAACAAGCTGGTAAAGTTAATTTGTTTATTTATCTCAGCGCGTTCAGCACTGTTGTTTATGTTAACTTTATTTAGCATAACTTCAGCCTTAGAAAAGGTTGAAAGGTCTTCAAACAACCTCGGAAACAGCGCACCTAAACGGCGGTTTTCTTTAAGCCACGTTTTTAATCTTTTTTCGCTAATAGTTCCGGTTTCTGGATCAAAAGCTTCTGAGCGGGCTGTTCGAATTATTCTATCTAAAACTCCGTTTATGCTGTCTATTGTTCCCGCGGCACCTTTAATCCCTTGCTCTCTAGCAAAGGTTCCAACCGCTTGAATGTCTCTAACCTTTAATAGATTCGGGTCAAACTGATTCTTGTTAAACCCCATAGCCAGAGTTTCTGGAGCTAATCTAAACTCCCCATCCCGCGTCTGTTTTAAAGCTTTGCCAACGTAGCTTCTGTAATAAACGTCCGCAAAAGCTTTTGAAAAGTCGTTTGCTTCGCGCAGCGCCCGTAGCTGAGTTTTATCTGCGTCTGTTCCGCCGTAACGTGCTACGTTCTCAAAATCGTCTGCAATGGCTTCGGCATACATACCTGCAATTCTACGTGCTTCAGGGCTTAAATCGCCGTTTCTTGCAAGCGTTAGAGCATCGCTTCTAACGCGGTTAAGAAGTTTAAAGGATATACCACTAGCGGGAACCGACGCCGCCGTGCCTTCAGGAAGAGCCGCCGTTGCTGCCGTCTGAGGTTGTCTTAAAACCTCGACTAAATTGTTTATAGTTTGCTGTCCAAGCCCACTATTAGCAATTTCATTGTCAAAATTAGTTTCAAAGTTTTGGATTAACTGTTGAGCGGTTGTGTCCAACTGGTCAGGATCAGAAACGGCCCGCAACTGTTGTCTGGCGTCCAAGATAAAATTACGCATTCTAGGGCCAACAAATTCATTGCCCGCTGTAGCGGCATCAAACAACTGCTTGCTTTCTTCAAATGCTATTTCTGCGCCCGTTCTTACTTGAGCCGACCTTACGGAAGGTCCTGCGCTAATGGTGCCTAGTCGGGAACCCTTTTCAAGTAACGCGTCCAATAACGCTGTATAAGCTTTTCCAGTAGGACTCTGTTGTCCTTGACGACCCCTTCCACCAATCTTTTGTCTTACCGCTTGGATCATTTCAGGCGTGACCGTTTCTGGAAGGTTGTCTGTCCCTAGATCACCTAATTCATTCACAACAAACTGGTCAAAAAGGTCCATTCCCCCAGACTCATACGCCTGCAACCTAGCTTCATTATACGCGTTTAACTTCGGTGTTTCGCCACCTAAATCAACTTGAATACCAAGCTGGTCTTTCAGACTACGAGCAAAAGTAAATAAAGGTTTTAATTCACTTTCCAATAAATTACCCGGAGCAAAAGGGCCTTGCTCTTCTAACAAACGAAGTAACTTAGGTCCGTCAACCGCGTTCCCTGCGTCATCATAAAACTGACTAAGGTCTATTTCTCCAACTCTGCCATACAAACGTTTTTGTTCTGTACGAGCAAACCCTTTTTGCGCCGTCAACATGTCCATCAATCTTTCAGACAGATCAATTCGATCCATTGCGTCTAATTCGGCTCTTTCTTTAGCGGTCATAGTAGAGCCGTCAGGATTTTTTAAGTTTCTATTTTCTTTAGATTTTTTAAGTTGATTAAGAGCTTTTAAAAGATCGTTTTCTGCGGCGTCTAAACGGGAGGTTAAGCTGCTTTCAAAAATGGCTTGTCTTATTTCCGCCCCAATTCTTACTGCCGCTCTGCCGTACTCCGTACCTTCCGCAAAAGCCAACTGTTCTAACACGCCTTTTAAAGCATCTATTTCTAGTTTTCTAGCGTCTCGTTGCTGACCTTTGAGTTCGGGAAATTCTCTAGCCAATGAGGCTTCCATAGCCATAATAACAGGGTCATTTGTAAGTTGTCCCGCAGTAGGTTTGGCATCAGGGTCTTTAGGCATTGCCTCAAGTTTTGCTATAAACTCCTCCAGTTGTTCTTTACTATCTATTGTTCCCATTTCTTGCAGCCGAGTAACAATTTCTTTAAAACCTTGAGCATCTCTTCCCGCTTGCATGTTTTCAGAAAAAGTAGTTCCAACGCCGCGCAGAAGGCCCATGTCATTTACGTTTTCATAAAGCTCTCTTGCCACGGGATAACCTTTTGTTGCGGCTCGGTATAAAATATCTCCTACACCCAAAGGCACCGCGATACTGCCCGCTATTTCTGCACCGACTTCATAGCCCGTGAAAGGTTTACTTTCCGCGGCAGCTTTTGCAAATGTACCCGCACCTAATGCGGCTAAAGATTCATAAAAGGCGAACAAACTCTTGTTGTTTCTAGCGTCTTTGCCCGCAGCACGTAAAGCGTCCTCTATTGCCAATAGCTTGCGCATCGTTCCTTGTGGAACAGTGCCCTGCATAACATCAGCTACGCCGCGTTCATTTAATTGGTTTATCGTAAGCGGTCCTTGAACAGGTTTACCACCCGCACCTCTAATAACGCCCTCACCATACAGGTACTCTTTAGAAGTCTTTTCTGCTTTTTTCATCTGTTGATAAGCGGTTGTCTTTGCAGATTCTCCTGTCATATCCACAGGCCGACCAAACATTGGGCCTTTGTCTAAGCTAACTGTTTTTTCAGGAACATCAAAAAACCCGCCTTTTCCGTCTGAGACGCGACCGCCTTTAAACGTATACGTGTTGGGCCCTCCCGCTTGTGGGTCCAAAAACTTTCCTAATCGGTTAGTAAAGTAATCGCGGGTCATATTTCCTGCAATTTTGTCTGCATAAAACCCTATAGGAGAAAACGAAACCACGTCGCCAACAGCTTCCCCAAACCTTTGCAAAGGCCGCGTACCGGGAGTTGCAAGTCCTTTTTCGCCTAAAAAGACTTCTCCAAATTCCTCACTAACAGGGGCAGTAAAAATACTTCCAACGAGCCCTGTCACAAAAGGAAGTGAAAATTTTCCCGCGTTGTAAATTGATTGAGCCGCTACAATGGGCGCATCGAATAAACGATACCCTGTTTTAAAAGGCGGAAAAGCAGGCATCATAGATTGAACACGTTTCCCGCTCATATACCCAGCAGTCATGCCTGCGCTAACTGGTATGTTTTCAACTATGCGTCGGTAGGTACTTTCAACAGGTCCCTTTTTCTTCAACGTCGTAATGTACTGTAATATTCTCTCATCAGTAAAAGGAAGTTTAGTTAAATCCTCACCGTCTCTTTTTAAACGATCTATTACTTTTGGATTTTTTAAAAGCTCCTTTTGAAAGTTTGAAGTCCCTGCTCTAAACTGTTTATATGTTCCAATTCCCGGATAACGCGAACTTAATTCTCTTACGGCCTGAATAGCAAATATTTGATCCTGTGTAACAGGGGGCTTACCTTTTTTCCTTATAGTTGGCTTACCTTCAAAAGATTTAATTACATTTTCATAATATTCTGGTTGAAAATCAATTTTTTCAAACGTTTTAAAATTAAAGTTTAACGGATCAAACAATCCTTCGCGGCCCTCGGTAGCAAGAGGTGGCGCGGGTGCCGGAGAAACTTCGGTTGAAACGGTAGAGGCTTGTTCTTCCATTAGTCGTCGTCCTCCATAATGGTATAAATGTCATCTAAAAGAGCACCTTGGTCAATTTCCCCTGTATTTATCGCAGGAGAGTCAATGCCCGCTAGAATAGCGTAGCCATTTCTAAGTTTTTTAAGTGGAACAAGCATCTGCCGTTTGGCGGAAAGGGAGCCCGTTCCAGTAGCAGATAGCGGTATTTCTTCACTGCTTAATGCGCGTTCAATGTCTTGAACGGCGCTGTTTATTCTTAAATACAGGTTTTTAGCCGCCGATTCGGCATCATCAGCCCCAACAAAAAGAGACGCGGGTTTGGGCGTCAAACTTTTTAATTCCTTTTGTGCGAACACGCTGTCCCGCAACTCGCTTGCTTTTTGAAAAAACTGTATAAACTCATTGTTTAAGTTTTCCACGGCTTTTATAGCGTTTTTATGTGGGCTGAAAGGCGCTCCTACCGTTCCAAGAGAAGCAAATTCTGTAAAAATATTAGTTAAGTTTACTAAAAACGCGTCTGACCCAAAAGCTAAGTCGGGAACTCCTAGAGAAGCAGCATACGGACTTTGCTCATCTTCGGGTATAACTTGTGCCGACGGTTCTTTTGGAGGAACAACCGTTGATCCAAACTCAACATCAGGCAAGTCCGTAAGACCCAACGCTTGTCGAGCCTCTAAAGCCGAAATCATTTCTGGAGTTAACGGTCTGCGGTCCTTATCTGAAAAATATTTTCCCTCTTGGTTGTAACGCACTCCTGCCGGAGAGTTCCAAACAATTATAGCGCCGTTGACCAGCGCCGTTTCTTTTGGAGTTGTTTTGTTCTGACCATAACGCTGCAACATATCCGCATTTACGCCAACCTTCTTTAAATCAACCTCTCCGTCCAACTTTTCTCGGGACAGATCAATGCGTTGTTGCTCTAACAAGTTGCTTGCCACGCCTCTAGCGTGAGCGGCATCATCACGCGCTTCTGTTAAATCCATTCCCCGTTCTGTGGCGGCGTTAGACACAAGGTTTTGAAACTCTTCTATTGCACGATCTTGATCGTTTTGGTCGCCAGTAAATTCTAAACGTTCGTCTTGAAGCGCGGCGGTGGCTTCTACCTGCGTCAAAAGCCTTGTTTCTTGTGCCGCACGATTCAAAATGCCTTGAAGCGCCGTAGCCTCAATACCTTTTGTTTGCCTTGCGGCAGTTGCAACAATATCTCTTGCCTGCATTGCTGTTGCATGTTCTTGCGAACCAAGCTGCAACCCTTCTCGCGCCAAACGGTCCTTTGTGTTTTCTCCGGCATCAAAGAGGTTTTGAGTAGCTTGTTTACTTAACCCTAACTCGTCTGCCGCATCCTGCATCATTTTGCGCCACGATTGGTCATCCAACTGAAGTTTTTCTCGCGCCGCACGATCCAAAGCTTTGTCCAAAGCTTGTTGCGCCAAATTGTTTCCAGCCAACATCTCGCTAGACTCTATTCTAGCCGCCTGTAATGTTGACGCAGAAAGAAGAGAATTGCGTTGTAGGCCCGCGGCAGCGGCACGATCCAACACCCTTTCCGCCGCAGCCCTCATATCGTTGTTAAGGTTACGGTCTTCGGTTAATTGGGACTTAACGTTAGCTAAGTCTTTTTGATCCAGAACCGCGAATATGCGTTGTTGGTTTACAAACACATTTTGATCTTTTCTTGAAGCATCGCCTAATGCCGCGGTAAGTCTAATGTAACCCTCTTTTTTTACGGCCCCCTCATTTAACATTGCAAGTTCTTGCAAAGACTTGGCGTCAAATAGTTCCAAAGAGTTTGAAAGACTTATGCCCGCGGCAATTTCGGCGCTACGTTCACGCAAGTCTGCCTCAAGGTTTGCCATTGCAATATTAGCCACTTTGGTTTCTTCACGCGCTTCAGCATCAGCCGCTTGATTATCTTCGCGGGCAAAGTTTTCTTGAGCAATTTTAAGGTCAAGTATTTGTTTATCTATTTCAGCTTTAGAGTTTAATAGCTCTATTTTGTAACCCTGTTCTGTCTGCCCTTTTTCTCTGCCAAACACAAAAGTGTTGTCTTGTAACTCTAAGGACAGCGCGTTCGCGTCAGAAGCAATGTCTCTTCTTAAATCCCTGCCTTTTTGATTATCTGCAAATCCCAGTTTAGCAAGAGCAACGGTACGCCTGTGCAGCGTGGAGGCTTTCTTAGTATCAAATCCAACGGTAGCTTCCAGAAGTTTCAAGTCTTTCTCAAGTCCGATAGCCGCTTGATAAGCGGTAGGGTCTTTTGTAAAGTTTTGTGCAAAAGTAGGGTCGTCAAGCCTTGCCTGACCTCCGGGGCTAGACTCGTTTATCAATGTCAACAGTGTTGGAGTAACGCTATCCGTGCTATAGTAAGCCACGTACGTAGAGTTTTCATTAAACGGGGTTGCTAAACCGCCCGCCTGTAAAAGAGCTTGTAACTGAGGGTTGGTTACTGAAACAGCCTCGCCCGCTTTTACGTCGTAATCCACCCCGTTATAGGTGTATTGTACATCGTTTGTAAGAGTTTGCAGTGTTCTAGGCAATGAGCCCGTCGCAATATCCGCTTGTGTTTTGGCCTGTTGCTCCATTCCCGCCTGTGCTGCGGCTAAAAGCGGTGTTGCAATAGATTCGGTTTGAGCGCCCGCGGCTCGGGCCGCTTGATAATCAGATTCTCCAACAGGCGTTGAGCGATTAAATTTTCCCGCGGACGTTACGTTGCCTGTAGCGTCAATAACAAAAAGTTCTTCGTAAACGCCTTTTGTAGCCGCCCTGTTGGCGTTAGCCAAAGCTAGTTGTTGCGCATAATCAACTTCGGCTTGTCCACCCTGCAACGCAGCCTGTCTAGCCGCCATGTCTAACTGACGCTTCTCTGCGGTCTGAGCCTGTTTAGCTGCAAGCATTTGCGCAGAACGTTCTCCGATCCGCTGTGGAAGTTGTGTTGCCGCAGCCGAATTTGCCAGCCGCTCTGCAATAGAGCCGCCTTGCGTGTTGCCCGCAAAGTTTAAAGCCGTTTGAGCAATATCAAACAGCATTTGAGACTTAGACAGCTTGCGCTGTTCTTCAAGCTCCGCGGCCCGCGCTTGAGCGTCATAACCCCCGCTTAGAAAATCTTGATACTTGGACAAGTCTCTACCAGCTATATCAATGGCGCTGGGCGTTCCGCCTGCTTGAAGTCTTTGGACCTCTACGGGCCCACCCTGCCTAAAATTTACGGGTGGTGTGTTTCCCGCCTCCATCATGGGAGCTTCCATCGCGGGCTCCGGCGCTTGGGCCATCATTAAACCACCGACGCCCTCCCCCATCTGACCTGCCATCGAAGTATCTCCGGCTATGCCCTGCATTAGCTCACCAATGCCGCTATTAACCGCTCCCTCTTCCGTCATCATAATGGCTGGTTGCGTTAGTGCCAAAACCGACTCGGGCGTCTGCATGGCGTCTTGCTCACCAACAATACCGCCAAGTTCCGCGTACCGCGCTTCAAGGGGCTGTTGATTGCCGCGTATTCCGTCGATCAAGCTTTGGTAGTCTTGAGCGCCGTCAATTTGCTGCATAACGCCTTCCGCTGCCATCATGCCCATCTCTTGGCCCTGCATCTCCGCGCCCGCGAGAGCTTGCTCTGCTTCCATAGGCGGCGGTGCCATTGGTGGTCCGGCTGGCGGCATCATAGGCTGTCCGCCTAAATTCATCCGTTGCGGGCGAACGTAGCCGCCTTGATTAAACATCTGACGATTCATTACGCTACGATTCATTTAAAATAACCCCGCATTTTGTGCGCCTGATGCGGCGGCTAATCCACTTATACCTAAACCAAGGGTTGTTTGGAAGGGCGAAACTTGTGGCGCGGATGAGGAGGTCATCGTTGCCTGAGAAGTTGGAACTCCCGAATAAATGTCCGAAAGGAAGCCGTACTGTTGATAGGGCTGAGAATACCGCTGCAAGTTTGTTAAGCGCAGAGCATCTAAACCCGCTTGTTGAACCCCACGCTGGGTAGCTCCCGTAGTCAAAAGGTTGTTTATGTCCTGCGTAGCAAGGCCCGAGGCCATCTCGCCTAAACCCGCTTGCTGTATGCCTAGCTGCCCCAAACCAGTTGCCATCTGACCCGTTAGTTGACCAATGTTTTGTCGCCTACCCATTGCAGAATCAAATGCGCCCATAGCTTGTTGTTGCGCATTTTGATAACCCGCGGCCCGCATTTGTGCCGCAGTATTAGCCTGCTGCTGCATAGTGTTTCGATCTAACTCAGACTCCGCAAGTTGACCGCGGGAACCGCCAAACGCTCCCGATCCAACAGCTTGAGATTTAACGCCCTGACGTTGAACGTCCCCCGCACGTTGAATATCAGAAAGAGCCATTTGAACCGCTTGGTCTTCGTAAGGATTCATGTACGCTTCATAAGCGTTTGGATCATACATAGCACCCGTGCCCTGCAAAGACCCAATACCCTGCATCATAGCCGCCCGACCCTGATCAATGGTTCCGGAACCTTGGTTTATGTAAGGCTGATAAGACCCAATACCAGACCTAGCCGCAGCTATTGCAGCCTGTTCCGAGGGGGCCAAACCCGCAACCTGATAGTCCGGTGGCATATCTCCCGACGCTATTTGCTGACTAATATAACCTTGAACGTCGCCTAATAACCCAAGCCTGTACGCTTCAATGGCAGGGTCTTGGCGATTAATTACTGTCGAGTTTGTTGTTGTAGTTGTCATGCTACCGCCCCACCTTCAAATGCCCGCATCATATCGTACATCTTTCTAACGCCGCGCTCCCTGCTACCACCACCCGCTCCGCGGACAGCCCTAGCGTTCATTACAAACTCCCCGTCAGAAAGCATGGCTGGAATGCTGTCGGAAGTCTCGGTTCCGGGGCCACCTATGTAACCAGTGCGGCGAGGGAAGTTTTGCATCTCACCACCACTAGCTGCGGTTTGAACAGGCGTTAAAAAGTCTTCGTAGCGATACGAACCCTCTGTTGGAACCATTATATCCGACAGAGAGGCCCGTCTGTACGGGCTTGGAGCAACCCCACTATAATAGGCTGATGGATTAGCCGCTAGTAAGCTCTGGGTTGTTTCACCTTCAAACGGGGGCTCGGGTTCTTTCTGTGGTATGGGGTCCATTAAACCAAAGGCAGGCGCGGCAAGGGCGGCAACGCCAGCTATCTTACCTAGCTTATATCCCCCGTCGTACTTGTTGCTGAGATTTTTTAATTGTTCGTTGAAAACGGCTTGATTTTCTGGCTTATAGCCCGCTTGCATTAAGTATTTACGTTGGTCAGCCGGAGTCATTTCTGGGCGTTTAAAACTAAACATGCCGCCGTCCTCGGGAAGCTCCACGGGAGGTTGCCTGCGTTGTACAGCATTAGGGTTATTTGCGTCTATGTAGGCTTCATACTCCCCCGCTGTATTTTTGGGATCAATAACAGGAACATCATAAAGGTTTTCAAAGCTGTATTCTTTTGGCTTATACCCTGCTGCTCTTGCCGCCGTGCCTTTGGGATTAAAGCCAAGAGGGTCTAGCTTATCCGAGGTTACATAACCCGGTCCATCCTTGGCACCATCTCCGAAACCTAACCTGCTTAAAACTTCTTTGCGTTGGTCGCCAATTTTGGCGCGGTTTCTCTCAAACATACCAAAGTTCTTGGAACCCCTAAACTGACCCTTACTAGAAAAGAAGTCTTTGGGAGTTCCCGCGCTCACGTTCTTAAAGCCCTGCATGATGCCGCCCATCGCGCCACCCACAAGACCCGCTTTTAAACTGTCCTTAAAACTATTGCCCATAGCTAAAGATGTAACACCCGACCCGACAAAACCGCCCACAATCGCGCCCATGCCCGGAAATAAAACGTTCATTGCTGCCGGAATAACAATCGGCGCAACCGCCTTAACTATCTTCTTAACACCCTTAATTAGCTTCTTTAAAAAGAACTCGCGCTGACCCGTGTAAGGATTGATTGAATTAGCCGCGTTGCCAACCGTATAACGCGCCATATCCATGTCATTGTCACTAAAAACCTCCGCAACAGCGTTCCTGATCCGCGGATCGCGGGCCATGTTCCGGTCTATAATAATCTCGTCACGATTAACGTGAGCCAGTTCCGTGTCACCGTTACGACCCATCTGAGCCATGCGGTTTGCCACTTCGCCCATAGAGTTAATTCCGCGAGGCTGACCAAACGCAATTACGTTGTCGGGCATCTCATCCATGTTAGAGGTTAAGAAAGACCCCACACCACCTTCGGGAAAATACATTTGTTCTTGCATTACATCGCCCCTTTGACCGTACATTATCAGGAAATCTCCAAAATACTAGCTACAATGTGCAACCTGTTTGCCGCCCCTGCCGTGACCTTTAAGATTTCATCGGCTTGAATTACAAGCGGTGCCGTTAATAGTTCCACAGTTGCGTGACCTGCAATAGCCTTTACATCAAACAGGGAAAAATCGGTGCCCGAAGAGTCGGATACTTTAAGAGTTAAAGTATCTCCACTATTACTAACCTCACAAACTAAAATTGACTTTACCACCGCTGTAGAAAACGGGGCGCACGTATACAGCGTAGTTTCAAGATTTGTCGCAAGGACCGCTTTTGCATTTATGTATGTATTAGCCATCAGCCCATAAACCAACTTAGAGCAGTTGGTTCATCTTCAACTACTTGTTGCGTGTTGTTGAATTGGTTCAAAAACACAGAAAAAGATCGAACCACCTCATTTAAATACTCTTGGCTGTACTCGTCAGGTGGCGTGGGAAAAAACGGTAGAGGGTTACTTGATGCCATTATCTTCTTCCATCTGGACGTATTTCAATGCGCGGAACGCCTAGTCTCCAAAGCACGTTCTCGTCCGTAGAGGTAACCTTAAAACTAAAGCTTCTACCCCTTAGACGCGTAAAGTATTGGTTGGTGTACTGATCAATCGGAGTTGTTGACGTTTTTTGAATAGCGTTAGTGGACGAGCTTAACGGTGTTTCGGGGCTAGTACTAGGGTCTAAGAAAGCTTGCCCCGGAAAGTCCTTTACCGTTAAAATAAAATCTAAGGAAGTCACAGTGGTTTTAGACCGAAAGTTAATGTCAGGAATAACTCGCCGGATAAAGGAAAACTGATTGCCCTCTGAAATACTTATTTCACCCGAGGTAATAAAGCTTTCAGCACTTAGGTCATCAGAAAAGGCAGACCCCGTTTCGTGGTTGTACAGATAGTTTGTATCGGACGTAGCTAAGGGTAATGTGGAAATACCCCTGTCTAGCCAAGCTGACCTGTTTAAGGTTCCAGTAAACCACACTTTCTCCAGAAAATTATAAACCACATAACGATCATTTTCAGTGTTTAAAACACCGTTTGTCACAGTGTCCGACGGATAAAACCACCACACTTCCGAAAAGGATACATTTGCTCCCGCAATTACCTTCTCTCGTTGTTCCTCATTCATGTTGTTAAAAACAAAGTCGCGGACCGTACACGGTATTTTCTGTACTGCGCCCGAATAAATATAAAACTCCGCTGTCCCCATCCAAAACACACCGTCATCGATAGCTACAGCCGCTTTAGGACTCGCTATAGTGATGTTTTCAGAAATAAGATTAATTCCAAAGGTGAAAGGGGCACCTAAAAACTGCATCGCGTGTACAGAAACATCCGTAAACACAAGTATTTGTTGTCGAGTTTCTAAAGCTTGAATAATGGTAGAGCCCGAGCTAATCCGTAAGTCACCCGCGCTGTTAGATGCAGTAGGATACCACTGAACAGGGTTTTCACTACTGCTAAACCGGATTAATAGAGGGTCAACTATACCGTTACCGTCTACATCCGTAGAACTAGAACCCAGCCCATCACACCCAAAAGCAATTACATGCCTGTCTCTGTCCGAAAGCATGATCTGAAGGGCACGGGTTGGAACAGAAGTTTTGGTCACAGCGTTACCCGCTATGTCCGTTAAAGTCGCAAGGTTCTCGGACCTATAACCCGTAGTCGTGGCATACTTCTGCCTGTCCCAGAAAAAGATACCGCCGTTGCGGTCATTATGCAGAAGGTTCTCTCCAAAATTATCTTGGGACCAGATTCTTAAAGTGCTATCAGGGTTTGCCGCGTCTTGATTAACAGCCTCGCCCCAACCAACGTAATCGTTGGATGCGCTTGCGTTGCCTACCGCTAATACGGCTTCTCCATTGAAGTGGTCTACGTCGGAGGTTCCAAAAAGACCGCGTACTATGACGAGAGACGTTGATCCGCCTCCGGAGGCTACACGCACTAATTCTCCCACAGAAAGCGCAATTGCAGTATCAGAGGTCACGTTACCTGTAGCAGCTTCAGATAAAAGCGATGTTTCATTTACTG